AACTTGAAAGAGCGATTTTACCTAAAGCGGAAAGAAGGATAAAGCGTGGCAATAACTAACGGCTACTGCACATTGGCTGAATTAAAAGCCTCATTAAATATTACTGATTCAGTAGATGATACTGCTTTAGAGGCTGCTATTACTGCCGCTAGCAGAATGGTTGATGATTATACTGAGCGTTTCTTTTATGTAAATGGCAGTGTGGGTTCACCAGTTACTAGATATTATACGGCAGTTGATCCTTATACTTTAAATATTGATGATATAACAATAGTTAGCGAAGTTGCTAGCGATGATAACTTTGATCGTACATTTGGAACTGTTTGGAGTACAACCGATTATATGGTTGAACCAATCAATAATCCAATCAAATCTTGGCCTTACAATAGAATTTTAGCAATTGGTAGTTATATTTTTCCATACCAATTACCTCAATCAGTTCGCATTAAAGGGGTTTGGGGATACACAGCAGTACCAGCCGAAGTAAATATGGCAACTTTAATTCAATCCTCAAGAATCTTTGGTCGCAGGCAATCTCCCTTCGGAATTGCAGGTAGCCCTGAAATGGGAACTGTTAGATTATATTCTAGGCTCGATGCTGATGTTGAAGTATTACTGCGCCCATTCCGCAAGAACGGCGGCTTGGCTAAGTGATTCCAAGCAATGTTAGAGATGGTTTAAAAACTCGCCTACAAACAATAACTGGACTTAGAGTTTATGATTTAATTCCAGATACAGTAACGCCACCAGCAGCGATAGTTGGACAACTAGATTTCACCTTCGATATAAACAATGCGCGAGGTTTAGACCAAGCAAATTGTGATGTGTTGGTGATTGTTCAACGCCTATCAGAAAGAGTAGCCCAAGATAAGTTAGATGCTTTTCTAGCAGGAACAGGTGCTGGCTCGATTAAGACCGCAATTGAAGGTGATAGAACTTTAGGTGGAGCAGTAAACACACTTAGAGTTATTAGCGCCGAAGGTGGAACTTATGAATCTGCTGGCACTCTATTTCTATCTTACAGATACCGCCTCACACTTTGGGGTTAAGGAGAAAAAATGTCTTATGTAATTACCTCAGAACTTGAGGTTTGTAATAAAAAAAAGGGTGAACCAATCACCGAAAAAGAATTGCTTAATGCAGGAGCCAACATCGAAGCATTGATTGCTGGCAACCACATTAAGGCAACTGGGGGAACAACCAAACCAGTAATCCAAGAAGGAGCCGACAAATAATGGCAAGATTAGTCTTAACAAATGCGAAGGTTACAATAAATTCAGTGAATTTATCAGACCATATCGCTAGCATTACCTTAAGTACCAGTTCCGATGTTGTAGATACAACAGGGTTCTCATCAACAGCAGCAAGAGCGCGAGTTGCTGGTTTGGCAGATAATTCTGTAACTCTTGAGTTTCATCAAGATTATGCAACATCAAATGTAGAAGCAACAATTTATCCACTGATCGGAACTACAACTACTGTGGTTGTTACTCCAGTTGATACAACAGTTAGTGGTACCAACCCTTCCTACACATTCACTGCTCTGGTCGCAGAGTGGCAGCCGCTATCTGGTGCAGTTGGCGAACTAGCCACCGCATCTGTTACTTGGCCAATCTCTGGAACAATCACTAAGGCGGTTGCATAATGGCAAGAATCGTATTAACTAACGCCTCTGTTACTTTTGCAAGTACAGATGTTTCAAGTTATGTAAGTTCAGTAACTTTAAGCACTTCACTAGATGTTGTAGATACAACTAGTTTTGGAAATACAGCAAGGACTAGAGTTGCAGGATTAGCAGATAATCAGGTAACAATTGAATTTTTCCAGGACTTCGGCTCTGGACTTCTTGAATCAATTGTTTATCCTACAATTGGAACCTCTGCTGCAATGGTAATTAAGCCAGTATCAGGTTCTACAACTGCAACAAATCCTTCATATTCATTCAATGCGCTAGTTTCAGAATGGCAGCCACTATCTGGTGCCGTCGGTGAACTAGCAACAGCAAGTGTTACCTGGCCAATATCAGGTGCAATAACAAAAGCAACATCATAACTAACTAGGGGGAAATAAAATGGATGGATTATCACTAAAGATCAAAACCAATGATGGTGTAGATAGCGTATTTTCATTACGCCCACGCACCATCGTTGCTTTTGAGCAAAAGTTCGGTAAGGGATTAGCAAAGTTATTTGCTGAGGATCAGAAAATGGAACATATCTATTTCCTAGCCTGGCAATCTCTAAAAGATAATGGGCGAGTTGTAAAACCTTTTGGCCCTGAGTTCTTAGATACACTTGAGTCTGTTGAAATGATTTCAGACCCAAATTTAGAATCCACCGCGACAGCCTAACTTTTACAATAGCAACACTTGCGGTGGAGTTCGGAATTTCACCTAATGATTTATTAGATGCCCCCGACGGCATCTTAGAAGCAATGCTCGCCTATCTAAAAGAAAAAGCAAAGGCAAACAAACATGGCCGATGAAGTAATTGTTTTAACAGGTATTAAAGAAACTATTGATGCGTTAAAACAATTTGATAAGGCAGCAGCGCGAAAATTTAATAAGGTAATTAACGATGAATTATCTAGGGCTGAAAAATCAGCAGATAATTTAGTCGTTCAATTTACTAATCCTGTTTATGGAACACCGATGCGTGGCTGGCGCAAAACTCCAGCCACTAATCCTAGAACTCGCGGTGGCGCTGGCTGGCCCGCCTGGAATGTAAGCGAGATTCAGACAGGCATAGTCAAAAGCCGTGCGCAGGGTAAAGTTCGCGGTGATTACACCACTAGCGCAGGTGCCTTAGTTAATAAGAGCGCGGCAGGTGCAATATTTGAAGTTGCAGGTAGGCGTGGCACTGCATCAAAAAATCAATTTGTTAGATATTTAAGCAATTCATTTGGTAAAGCCTCACGCCTTATTTGGGCAGTTGTTGATAAAGATAAAGAGGCAATCCAAAGGCGAGTTGCAGCAGCCTTAGAGGATGCTAAAAAAACATTACAAACTAATTTGAATGGTAGGAGTTAAAGTGGCAACTGGCGCAATTATTGCTCGGATTATCACCCAATATTCCGCTAAAGGTTCTAAGCAGGCTCAAAAAGATATAACAACTCTAGGCAAGCAATTTGACAAATTTGCTAAAAGAAGTGTTAAAGCATTTGGAGTTGCGGCTGCTGCCTCTGCTGCCTTTGCAACTAAAGTTGGCGTTGATGCAGTTCGTGCTGCTATGGATGATCAAAAAAGCCAAGCGTTACTTGCCTCAACTTTAAGAAATACTGTTGGCGCAACAGATGCTGCTATTGCAAGTACTGAGCAATATATAACTTTGCTACAAAAAGAAGTTTCTGTTGCCGATGATGAGTTAAGGCCTGCGCTGGCTACTCTTGCTCGTGCCACTGGCGATGTTACTTCCGCTCAGGCATTACTAGGCACTGCCCTAAATATCAGTGCTGGAACAGGCAAAGATTTACAAAGCGTTTCTTTAGCATTAAGTAAAGCAGTAAATGGGAACTTAGGCGCTCTTACCCGCTTAGGTGTACCACTTGATGCCAATATTATTAAATCAAAAGATTTTAATAAGGCTCTTGATGTTTTAAATGATACTTTTAAAGATCAGGCTGATGTTCGTGCAAAAACTTTAGAGTTCAGATTAAAGGGTTTGCAAATTGCCTATGGTGAAATCCTAGAAACTCTTGGTTATGCACTCCTTCCTGTAATTGAGCAATTTGCCAATGTAATCTCAACTAAGGTTTTACCTCAATTAGAGGCTTGGATTTCTGCAAATAAAGATAAACTTGCTGCTGGCTTAGAAAAAATACTAACCCAAGTTCCTATTCTAATTGAACAAGTAACTAATTTATTTGGATTTATTCAACGCAATCTTGGCACTATTAAAGTTCTTTCAGCCTTATTGGTTAGCACCTTTGCTGGCGCTAAAGTTTATGCTGGAGTAGTTGCTTTTACAGGCGCTATAAATATTTTAACTGCCGCTTTTGGTAGGCAGGCAGCAGCAGCAACAGCCGCAGGAGTAGCAACCGCATTTGCAACAGGTGGAACATCAGCAGCCGCAGCAGCAGCAGGAATTGCTGCATTTACGACAGCAGGCTTAATTGCATATAAGGCATTAACTAATAATACTGATGCCATCACAAATCAAGGCGATGCCCTGCGTAAAAACGAAAAACTTTGGGGTAGAACTTATGGCAAGCAAGGTGCCAAAACCGCAGGTGTTGTTGCAACTACTGTTGGTAAAATAGTTACTAACACTAAAACATTAACTGCTGAGCAAAAGAAGCAACTTGCAACCACTGAAGCCTTGAATAAATTAAAGGCAATGGGTGTCGTTCCTACTAGCGAAACTGACCCTATTCAACTTGAAGCAGTTAGATTAAACCTTCTTAAAGAGCAAAATCTTGCTCAGAAAAGAATGTATGATCAGTTGCTCGCTAATTACGAAGCAACTGAAAGAACTAGAATTGCTGCGCAACGCTATGCTGATATTTTAATTGCAATCTCAGATAATAAAATAACTACTTATGAGGTTGAAGCACTCGCCGCTAAATGGGGAATTTCAACTCAAGAAGTTCTTAAATATGTTGCAAAAGTTCTAAATGTTCCTAAAATCAATGGTTGGGATTTTGAAGGATTACTAGCCGCATTTGGTTGGGAAGAAGCATTAAAAGCGTTAAATGAATATTTAAAAACTTTAAAAAATATGGGTACTCCAACACTAAGACAAGGTGTATTCGATCCTGCCGCAGTTCGTGCTGGTGAGGAAAAAGATAGACCTTACAACCCTAACCAAAGTTTCTTAGATGCCATGCGTAATGTAGATGAATCAACTCGCATTCAAAAATTTAGAGAATTAGGAGCGCCAGAGTTTGGCACTGGTGGAATTGTAACTAGACCAACAGCCGCAATTATAGGAGAAATGGGCGCTGAGGCAGTTATACCATTAAGCAAGATGGGCGGAATGGGAACTACTGTGAACATTACTGTAAACGGCAGCGTAACCTCATCCTCTGATTTAACTGAGTTTGTCAGGAATGGAATCTTAGCAGGACAAACTTCAGGCAAGGTCATAACTTCTAGCGTAGTAAATCT